TCAGGTCTTGCACAACATGAACTATCATGATATGGCGCTGTTACACGACTTACGAACTTACATCGTCACGGACAAGTTATCCTAGTAACACTTGGGAGTTTGTATCTTTAAACTATTTTACAACCTCATCCTTCCTTGGTGGTGGAATCCTCGAAATGGTTCGCATGTGGGATTTCGTCAAGCCTTTAGCTATTTGGTTCTATTGCGCACTATACTTGCGTCTTACACGTGTATCCGTTATGGCCACTGTGACTGTGGCGGCTCTTTCGTTCCTCGCGAACTCCATTTGGGGTTTTATCTCTCGTTTTGCCATATTTCAGAGAGCGGCACTGAATGTTGGTTTGATTGAATTGGTCAGTCACAATCAGAACAAACTAAACAAGCATGTTGTTGACTGTTTATACGTAGTCACACGTCCTTTGTTAGGTGTGGTCCATAGTGATTCTTAGCCCACTATTGGCTCCTTTGGCAGGTGTGGTCCCGTTGACTGTTTGGTTTAACTCCCCAAACCAGAGCCTTTGAACGGTTTGGTCCGTCTTGAGCCTTGCTCCTTCCTTTACCGGGTGAGGTCCCGTTGGAACTAAGCAGCGAAACCAAGTATTTCTGCCGACTCAATAAGAGCCGGTGCTGCTTGGTTAAACGCCACAGCGATTTTGCCAACCCATGCCGCTGCTCCTGTGATACTACGACCCACAAGGTCTAGTACATCACCTCCGTTCGCATTTACGACATAGCTGTGTTGAGTATGTTCAGTTTGTCCACTGACTTGTTGCACGTTACCAATCGGTTCAACCGATGCACGTGTTGCTGTGTCGAACTCTGGTACTACAGCATGATTCACCCCGATATCAATTGACTGATCTACACCCCCTCCGTCTGGATCACAATGAATTGTCATAGTTCCAGTGAATGGTTCTCTAAAACGCAATCTCGTGCAATCCGTCGCTACCTTGGTAATTAACGAATTGTATAGAAATGCTTCATGTCCAGGTGTACCATTATGGGCAACATCAATTTTCAATGTTGATTTTGGATTCATGTAGTCTGCCTGGTTGAGAGCTAATTCTGTTGACGTTGAACCCGTATACGGGGTCAAGGCAAATGGGGCTAGCCCTGATGAGGTTCCGTTACCAGTGAAATCCATCCAAGCACTCTTGGCGTGATCATTTCCCACTTTCGGTCCTCTCAAGACGATATCATACTCTATGAATAGATCACCAAACTGAATATCGGTATTGGTGTTCATAACTACAACCACGAAGTAGCCAACGTCTGACATTCTCAGCTCATTGGCATCCACTAATCCATGGTGCATAGCCCTCACATGTAGATCATTCCCAAGATGAAATTTCTTGAGATCCATAGTTAGGCTATCATAGACAGCACCCCTAACGCTAGACTCAGCGTTGAATAGCTGATTCCTACGACTGGGTACAGGATCTGCGGGATCATAAACAGTGACCATAGCAATGCCACCTTGAGTGGTTGTTGGACAACTCGGCTTATACGATACCCGAATACTGTTGAACTTGTATTTCTCGAACCGTGTTGCCAATCCCGATAACCAGGGGAATGTTGTGCCATCACCTGGATTGATAGAATAGCGAAGAGGTGCATGTGGAGTAATACCAATGCCACCAAGAGTTGGTCGTTCGAATGCTGCATTCTCAACATCGACTGGGTTAATATATTCACGATGCCTAACCCTAAGCACGCCGTCACTTCCTTGTAAGCGAGGACGGTAATTCGCTGTTTGTTTTGTGTTTGAAATAAATTTAGGAAAGCCTTGATTTAAGCGAGGTGGATGCTTCAATCCACAACGCCGATCGCCCTCTAGTTCTCACCTACTGGGTATTCTTCACACCACGGGCACGAGGACTAGCAACCTGTTCTAAATAGAACTCCCTTTACTTACAAAGCGTTGTCAATGAAACTAAGGACTCATTGTTTCACCGACCCGTAACCAGAGTAAGCATTTCCAATCCTGGCGGGCGCACTATTAAACGTCTTCCTTCCGGCTTAAAGCGAAATATCGCGTTGCTCACCCTGTGCTACAGTTTGTTCAACATCATATTCCCATGTCGTCTCACCATCCATTGGTTTCGACCATTGCAGCTTAGCTTTGTCATCATAATATTTTTCTAATAACAATTGCTCTTGTGGTGTGATGTCAAACGCATGATAAAAGCTCACACGTGATTCCCACACAACATCCTTATCGCTGTACTGCATACCATCAGTCAAATCATTACGAAACTTGTAGTAATAATCATCCTTGTCCGGCACCCATGGGTAACTGCTGCGCGCCACCCACTTGTAGAAGCTTTTAAATATTGGCACTCCATCTGATCCAGCCAACCCACACCCAGCCACCGCTCCCATCCATTTATGATAGACTTTGCGTGACGCTAAGTGTTTTGTGCTCACCAAATCCGAGTACAGACGTTTGGTAGGTCTGGGTATCAACCTGTAGTGCCCTGAGATGTTTACTGGTCTAGCTTGACAAAATTCTATCTTCTCAAGCGTTGTGTAAATACCGTCATAACACATCGTGATTCCCATACGTCTGAACCAATATTCCATTCCTTTCCTGAATCGCTTAACATTGCAGGATTCCATAATCAACACACAATCATCCCCATCATTCAACAACTTAGCCTGTCCCTCCAGACCACACTTAATCAAATAACTGTTCATCAAACAGCACATGATTAGCACGTTGCCTAAACTTGTATTCATATCTCCCGACATGCGGTTTCCAATCACATTGTACTTGATTGAATTACCGTGTTTGTCGTAATATCTCCCTACATTGTTTACTTGATGTCTCAACAGATAATTCAGAGTTGGCATCAGTTCACCCACTCCAGTGGATGCTGCTCTGTA